TCGATTGCATATTAGCAATCAGCTGAGTACTGGGTGCCGAATCAATTCCTAAAAATTTAGATAATTGCTTACCTTTCTTCTCTGTTAATCTTTGCATAGCGGTATTGGAAGACATTGGTGTGTATAAGTTAATCTATTAAATGCTTAAGAAAAAAATGAGTAGATGAGCCTATAATTTATTTTTTTCTAATTATACGCTCTGTTACTCAAAATTGAAATGATGATAGGAAAATCTAAGAAATAAAGATGATGATAATTTATTATATAGAAAAAATATATATCATATAAAAAAAATGATATTATTAAAAATAATTCGGTATTTTGTGTCTTCTAAAGATATGAATAATATTCGCGATAGCTACTATATCTGCGATAGCTACGATATCTGCGATAGCTGCGATAGCTGCGATAGCTACGATAGCTACGATAGCTGCGTTAGCTGCAATATCTGCGTTAGCTGCGATAAGGATATCTTGTTCTTTGCTGATTTAGCCGACGAGTCTATAGATAATGAATTGCATGAAAAAATAATGAACTTTACATATGAGTTTAAGAGTGCTGAATTTACTGTTAAAAAAGCTAATGCAAAAGTAAAAAACTATATATCTAATCTTATTGCGAGATGTAAAACGAGTGATCTTCGAGAAATCATGTTTGGCTATGAAGATGATGCTGGCGCTACAGGTACCGATGATGAGACCGACGTGCGTAAGATATATATGCGAAGATATCCAGAATTATATCATACTGTTAGAAGGGAAGAAAAAGGCTCTTATGAAAAAGCATTATTTACAGAAATTATATTTAGTACATATAGTCTAAAATTCAAATATGTCGCAAAAGATATCTAAAAATCTAAAAAATGATTATTTAGTATATTATATTTTTTGCATACTGATTTGCAAAAAGCAATAGAAAGTATCTTTGAAAATGGATTATGACGATGATGTATACGATACATTCAATGAGCGCCTCTCGAATATGATGATATATGATATCGCTGATGATATCACAGATGATAAGAGTAACGGAAGTAACGGGAGTAACGGGAGTAACGGAAGTAACGGAAGTAACGGGAGTAACGGGAGTAATGGTAAGAGATTGTTTTCTCAAAATTATTTGCATGAGTTGCCTCATGATATTCAATTGGATATAATGGTTTTATCGCAGAAAACATATTGTAAAATAGTAATAAAATGCGAAAAACATATTTTAAATTTTGATAAATCAGTTATCTCTAAAAAATTAAACAGGCATATGTGCAAATTTGTTTTCACGATACGTGATGTAGAGTATATCAATAATAGAAATAAAAAGGTTATTGAACGCTATCGTGGTGTGATATCTAATTATGTAGAAAAATTACAGAATTCTCTGGTATCTCATATAAATAAATTTATTAAACACTATTCTATAAATTATATCCGCGATATATTGTATATAGATGATTTAGAAGAATATGGTTCTTATGAGAAGGAACTATATACTAACATTATATTGAAATCATATGTATTAAAATTTATTGAAATTTGTTGAAATACGAGGAAGATATATACTGTAAGTATGAAAAATTGATTGTGAACAATTATATTTTTTTACTGTATCTAACATGCTGTTTGTAGATAATTATTTGCACGAGATTCCTGCAGACATCCAGATGCTCATTATTACATATACTAAATATAGCTATTACGATATATATGTTACTGTTTCTACAAATTCTAACTTAAAAAAGAGAAAGGAGTTTGTTAGCAAAAATATGCATAAAAAAATAATGAATTTCTCGTATTATCATAAGAATGTTTCGACATACTCGAGCATCTTTTGTGATAGATATAAGAATGCATTCTTTACACTCAAAGAACATATCAGGGACATTATTTCTAAGTTAAAGATCTCTCATATTAACGAGATATTCCTCTATAATAATATACACAATGCAAAAAATGTGTACAAGATGTTCTACGGAGATAGGAAAAATATAATAGATTATGATAGAGAGTTGCTATTGGAATATATTCTAAATATGTATAAAGCCACTATAGATATTCGCTTTATTTCATAAAATATATCTGTAATCTATAATATGTAATGCGTAATCCGTAATCTATATTTTTTGCATTGAGATATATGGGGTTTTCTAAAGGATGCTGGGTAAGCGCGACGGCGATTATCAAAATAAAAGATTTAGAAATTAAAAAACATATATATTTAAAAAAATGATATATACTTATAATTATAATAGTATTTAAAATGCAAGGTATCATTAGTTTTTCAAACAGAATCGCTTTGAATATTAAAAGTAATGACCACAAGGATAGTATTTTAGATGATTTAAATACTCTATATAAAATTAAAATTCTCCAGCGCCATCATCATAACTTAGATAAATCAAATGTTGATATAGTGACTACTAATCATTTGATGAATTTACGTTCTAATGGTAATAGATACTATCTTTATTTTACTCTATATAATGATGTTGAAACGATGTATTATATAGATAAGAAAATACACCCCGGTTATCAGAGACCAAGAATTATTTTTGGAAGAGGACTTTTTGATAAAAAGTTATTTAAAAATACTCTTCTTGACGGAGAATTAGTTAAATGCAATGATGATACATGGACTTTCTTAATAAATGATATTATATGTTATGAAGGGAAATATTTAAGCAATAAAACATTGCCCCAGAGACTTGAAATTATATATAATATGCTTGATAAACAATATACGCCTGATAGTACAATTGACGTATGTAACTATAAGGTCAAATGTTACTATAATATGTATAAGGAATCAATTGAAGAGCTTCAATTACTTACTAAAAATCTCAATTATACATGCAGAGGTATCTATATATGGCCTTATGATTTGAAATATAAACCAAAGTTATATAACTTTGACGACTCGAGTGTCGTAGATGTTATAAGAAAAACGAAGGATATCACTGAATTTAAGACGATTGATTCTGAGATATCACAACAACCTTCTATAAATATCACAAAAGAAGTCCATGGTCCGAAAGGTACCAACGGTCCTAACGGTCCCGAAGGTCCCGAAGGTCATCAAGAACTCGGCGAAGGTCATAAAGTGTTGTATCTAATGAAAACTCTTGAACCAGATATTTATAACATATATGAAACAGAGAATACTAATGATAAACCTCTTGGGATAGCATTGGTACAAACAATGAAAGATAGTAAACTACTGAGAACTGCATTTAGAGATAAAAACGCAATGACCTTTATTAAATTTTCATGTGAATTTGATGAAAAATTCAATAAATGGAAGGCGATTACTCAAATCCGCTAAAGTATAATTTAGAAAAATTGACTATATATGTATATAGGATTAAGTATATATATGTCTGATACTAAACAAGTCCGCGACGAAGGAATGGATAAATTCTATACTATTCCTGCTATCTCATTGAATTGTATTAATACAATAGGTTCAAAATATAATTGGGATAATTGGGATTTAGTAGTTGAACCAAGTGCGGGGAATGGGAGCTTCTTATTACAAATTCCTACAGATAAAAAGATAGGAATTGATATTTCACCAGAACACCCAGATATTATAAAGATGAATTTCTTTGATTATTGTCCACATCTGTCCCTTGGGAATAGCAATATCCTTGTAATAGGCAATCCTCCTTTTGGAAGAATAAGTTCAATGGCCGTAAAGTTCTTTAATCATTCGGCAGAATGGGCTTCTGTAATAGCTTTTATTATACCTAAAACATTTAGGCGTGTTAGTATTCAAAATAGACTACATAGGATGTTTCATTTAGTATATGATGATGATATCCCATTAGAACCTTGTTCTTTTAGTCCTCCAATGCAAGCCAAGTGCTGTTTTCAAATATGGGAAAAAAAGGAAGAGCCTCGAGATATTATAAAGCTATCTAATAAACACGATGACTGGGAATTCTTACCATATGGCCCCTTAGATACAAGAGGGCAACCTACTCCACCCAAAGGAGCTGATTTTGCACTATTAGCATATGGAGGAAAGTGCGGAACTATAGTAAATACTGGTCTTGATAAATTAAGTCCAAAAAGTTGGCATTGGATTAAGTCAAAAATAAGTATATCTTTATTGATCGAGAGATTTGGCCTATTAGATTATTCGTTAAGCCAGAATACTGCGAGACAGAATTCAATTGGACGCGGAGAACTTGTTAAGTTGTATTCGGAGCTGATCGTCAGAGCTGATCGTCAGAGCTGGTCGTTAGAGCTGGTCGTCAGAGCTGATCTTTAGAGCTGGTCGTCAGAGCTGATCATCGGTTATTCTAAATTTCATGATATCTACCCAACACTTATCGCCAATTGTAGGCCTTAAAGCATATTCTTTTTTATTTTTTTCATCTTGCAAATCGGAAATTGTAATAGGCCCATGTTCCTTAATCGTACCATGGGCATATCCGCCATACATTGAAATAAGAGTTAACATATCATATTTGGGTACAGTAAAGACGTATAATTCTCCTTGATTATCTACATTTTTACTTGTAAGATTATATGCAGTTAAGATATAATAATGAATATCGTGAGAAATACGTAACTGGACCCAGTTAAACTTGTTATGTCTTGCGCCACCTATAGATGCTTTTATCTCAGCATTCTTATCATCCTTTGAACAATCGCCATTACAAGCTGATGCAACATTTTTAATAAAATTATTTCTGATACGAATATATTTTTCAAGCAGGGGCCCGTATTGCTGTGCAGAAACACTATTTAATACACAGTATACATGAGCATTTTTTAGAGTTGTCTCCTTCATAATTTCATTTTCGTGGTTAACCATAGAGCGCGCGAGGTGTTCTTTCAGCATCTCTACCCTAAATTTATTGAGATTTGCTAAAGTATTCATTGCTCAAGAATATATTAAGTATGCTTCCGTATACTTCGTATATATTTCCACGATCAATTTTTATTTCATTAGCGCACTCAAGCTTTTATGAGACTTATAATTAACAAGTTCAAAATCATTATATGATAGCCCTTCTATCCATTCTATTTTTTCTTCTATAGAAGAATCTAATGGCGGAGCAGGTTTTTTAATAATAAGATTTGGAGAATCGTATATTTCTAATTCAATTTGAGTCTTTACTTGTTCAACATGTTCCATATATATATGAGCATCGGATATAGATATGCTTATTTTAGAAGCATTAATATGTAGAACATGTGATATTATAATAGTTAGCAAAGCGCAACTTGCAATATTAAAAGGCAGGCCCAAAAACAAATCCGAGCTTCGCATTGTTAATAGACAACATAGTCCAGTACTTGTTTTATTAAAAATATATAGAATATGGCAAGGGGGCAAAGCCATTTTATTAAGATCTTCCGGATTCCACGCAGATAATACAGCTCTTCTGCTATTATTATCCTTGAGCAATTCTGTTAAAATTGTTTTTAATTGATCTGTTCCCATATGGCCATCGCCGGCACCGTGATCTCCGTATTTTTTCCCAAATTTACGCCACTGCCATCCGTAAACTGGCCCAAGTTCTCCTTCGCGATAATTGTTTAAACCAATGCTATCTAAGTATTCGCGAGAAGAATTTCCATTCCATATATTAACATTCTTATTTTTTAATTCATTTGCATCTGTAGAACCTCTAAGAAACCATAGTAGTTCTTCGACAATCCCTCTGAAGAATACTTTTTTAGTAGTTAACAAAGGGAATGCTTTTGAAATATCTTCAAATTGAATCATATATCCAAATTGCGATAAGACTTCTCCGTTTCTCGTGAGTTTAGATTCCCCACTCAAGGCGTCTTTTAACATTGTAATATATCCTATTTCGTTTTTATAAAACATTACTTGTTAATATATATATTTTAGTAATTATTTATATGATAATAATAGACAAAGACCATGAAAGAATGCCCGCCTCTAAAAATACTAAATCTTCCTACAAATAGATGTGTGAATATCAATGGTATAATTGGAAAAAAGATTCGTAATCAAAACTATAATATCGCCATTGTTAACGAGCATAACAGTTGTTACATTGATAGTCTTTTAGTAGCTCTCTTTCATTTCAAGAGTCGAGTGATATATAATGCATTTTTTGCAAATAAATTAGTTCCCAGATATGCTTCAAAAATACAAAAAGAATTACATAAAATATATAGACATATCAATAAGAATGAAGCTATAGAAACAAATAATTGCTCTTGTATCAGAAAGTATTTAGAAAAATACTATAATGAGCTTGTAAAGGATAATTCGGGTGGCCAAATATTTTTTACTAATTCTGATAATTGGATTACGAAGCAAATAGATGTATTTGAATTACTAACTTTTTTAGATAAAATATTTGATTTCAAGAGCAATGTTAAAGTTAAAGAAGGTACTAATAAATATATTAAAAATATGATAGTTGAGGTATCATCGCATTATCTAATAGGCACTAAAGCTCTCAATATATCTTCGGTAATACCTATGAGACAAGATAGATATGAATTAGATGCTCGTAATTATTATAAGAATTCTAAGGGAAAACTTGTTAAATATTATGAAAAAATCTATGAGATTTATAAGACTAATGGTATACTAATAATTGAGCTATATAGAAATACTGGAACAGAAAAATTAAATACATCAATCATATATCCAGATACAATAAAGGTTAGAGAGGATAAGAAGGAATTAAAATTACGTTCTATAATATTACACAAAGGCTCAACAATACACTCGGGACATTATACTACTATTATAAGAAGATCAGGGAAATCATATGAATACGATGATTTATCAAGTAATACTAATAAATTAAAAGAGATTAGCGACGAGTATGAACTGAAAATGAGGAAAAACGCAGTAGCCTTAATATATTCGAGATAATGGACTTCTAAAAACGAGTACATAATTGAAAAAATTTTAGAAATTTCAAAAAGTTTTTAGAATTTGAGAGAAAAATAAATTATGTACTCGTTTTTAGAATTTGAGAATAATAAAATTATTTTGGAAATATAAAAGGTATATAATGAAGCATTTGATAATCGGTGCAGGTATAACTGGGCTATATCTCGCTTATAAACTGTTATCTCAAGGAGTACAAGCAACTGATATTATCATCTTTGAAAAATCTGATAGAATAGGAGGGCGCATATATACGCATGAAAACCGTGGATATAAATACTCGGCCGGAGCAGGAAGATTGGGAAAGAAGCACAAATATGTTATGAAATTAATAAAGGACTTTCATCTTGAAGATCAGATCATAAATATCAATAAAAACAACAATTATTTTGTTGACGGCAAATTAATGAATGAACAGCAGTTATTGAAACATTATAAATCTCAATATAAATGCCTAAATGACTTGTGGAGATATGCTATTCAAAAAAAGATTAATCTAAATAAATATGATCTTAATAATTATAATTTGCACAATTACTTCTCTCTAATATTACCAACAAATGAAGTAGAGCTATTAAAAACCTCTCTTGGTTATATCGCGGAAATGTATGATATGAATGCATATAACGGATTACTAACATTGCGAAAAGACTTTGATATAAAAAACAATGACTTTTACGTTTTACGCGATGGAATAAGCATATTAAGCGATTCTCTATGTAAATATATTGAAAATGCTGGGGTTACTATAAAGCTATCGTCAACTCTCGAGGATGTATATGAAGCCAACAAATATATTATTGTAAATGGGGTTAAATATAATTACTCGAAGCTCTATTTAACAATAAAAAGAAAGGATTATATGGATATTGCATATTTTAAACAATACGAGCATTTATTCAATACAGTTACTGATGGAAAACTTCTACGTATATATGCGAGATATAAGGACGTATGGTTTAAGAACATGCCTAAGACACTTGTGCAAAATAAAATACAGTTCATAATTCCTATAGATTATGAAAGCGGCTTGATACAAATAAGCTATAGTGATAGCTATAATGCTGATTTTTGGAATAACTTTAAAAATGATAAGGATATTATGAAATATCTAACAAAAATATTAAATGAGATGTTTCCCGAAAAAAACATAAAAGATCCTGAATGGATTACGATGCATTATTGGGAAGCTGGGGATCATCTTTGGAAAGTAGGAGTTGATTCAAAAAAAATACAAAAAAATATAGATGACCTCTTTATCTCTAAAAACATATACATATTAGGAGAGGCATATAGTGATAGACAAGCATGGATTGAAGGAGCCATAGAAACTGTTCATAAAAAACTCAATCTCAATCTCAATAAATAGATATGGAGATATCGAGATATCGATAGGGGTTATTTAAACTACTCGATGCATACACGTGCATTCATCGATATTACCACCGCAGAAGTTACTACAGAAGAATTGCATTTTCTTCATATTTCTCATATTCTGCTTAACTACATCTTCGAAATTCTTATTTTTAGGAAGAGCTTTACGATATGTAGAGTTTAGATTCTGTCTGTTATAATTACTAATAAGTACCTGATTTTTCATAATAATATTATAAATATCTGAGGTAATATGCAGAGTCTGCTTAATATTAGTAGTATTTGCACTGGCCATTCTGTTATATAAATAATATTTTTATAATCTTAAATCAATTTTTATTATTATTATAGTATAAAATATATTGTTACTTACAACACCTAATTTAATGTAAATTAAATAATTTAGTTAATCGCGTAATACTTTTATCAATATAAGGAGTATTATCAAGCCCTCTATCTGTTTTATTTAGAAAAAAATAATGATTAAAATATGCATAATTTTCACCTATATATTTTATAGGTAATCCATTAGTTATAACATGAGCAGAAAATGTTTTTACATTTTTAGGTATTACAAAACATTTAGCGCGCCCAGATAATGAAATAGTATCGCAATTATATATTTGTAAAAAATTATAATTATCATCTGGTAAATTATTTGGATTAAAAAATAGTTTATTTAATAGTTGAAATCCTCCAATAGCATCTATATTTACATCATCAATCTTTATAATATCTGATAAAAAATTATCTATTTGAATATATGGTTCTTGTAAATTAATATATTCATCTATATCAAATAATCCAATATATTTAGATTTATTGAAAGCATGTATAGAATGGTTTTGTTGCGTTTGTTGAAATATATGTTCATATTGCCAGTTAATTACGATAAATATATTATTAGTAATATTTTTACTTAATAATGTATGTAAAGTATTATCTGTAGAATTATCATAAATAATAAATCTTGTTATACCAAGCTTATTATGATATTGTATCCATTGCAATATATATTTATCTTCATTTTTAACAATAGTAGACATTATTATTTCATTTTCAAATTTAGGATAATTATTAATTTTCGTTGTTACATTCTCGTCGTCTATTATTATATCATATGTTTTATTTTCATCATATACAAAGGTTTCATTATATAAATAATAAATATGCGCATGACCATGGGAACAAATTTCTACTTGAAAATTTAAAAGTATATCATTAATATACATTCTAATATTATTTATTTTGCAATGCCCTGGCTTAATTATAATTATATTTCCTCTATCATTATAGAATATATCATAAATATTGTAGTTTTTTATAAATATAGGATTATAAATTGTAGTCATTATATTCGCCTTATATTTAATAATAAATATAATAATCTTAAATCAACAATTATTATAATTATTATTATAGTATAAATGGCCAGTAAAAATATATTGTTGCTTACTGCACTTATTATATATCTATTTCCTATTATTTACATATCTGTTTATTACAATAATAACAACAGTATCTCGAGTATAATATCAAACGAAAAAGCAAAATATATAATATTGTTTTTTATGTTATTGATGGGTATAGCAATAATACTATATGAACGCAAAAGAGACAATATATATTCTCTAATAACAATAAGTATATTATTACTCTCCATATATGGTCTAATATATTTCAATGAAGGGCATACACTTCACTATATATTTTCTTGTATCGCATTTCTATCTATACTACTTTTTATGTCTGTAATATGCTGCAATAAAATGTGCTATATTTTATTATTTCTCTTATTCATTCAGATAATATTATTTGCTCTTCTGGTAAAAGAATGTAATGATACCATATTTGCATATGAAATCTTCTATTTATTAAATTTTGCAATATTTTATCTATATATCCATTTTATATAATATATATATGTAGAATTGATTGCAATAATGGGAGGTGGTATATTTTTATCTACAATAGAATGGATAACTTTGTCTCTTTTACATAGTATAATGTTATACTATATACTATTATACTATTACACTGTTTACAAGTATTACAGAATATAGAATATAAAAAATGATTATTTATAGTAAGATAAATTCTAATTATTATTATGGATTGTAAAGTCCAGAATAAAAACTGCGCGAAAGGAAAGAGGATCATAGTTATTGTAGGATTCCCTGCATCTGGTAAATCTACATATTCTAAAAAATTGTTAAAGAAATATTCTAAAAACGGCATTATATTATCGCGCGATACGTTAGGTGGTGCAATTGCGGATATTTTACCGAAATTGAAGGAACTTTTAGAATCTAAAAATAATTATACAATAATTATTGATAATACAAATATTACAGCAGATACAAGAAAACCTTTTATTAAATTGGCTCATAGTGTAAATGTTCCCATAGAAGCTCATTATATTGCAAATACTATTGAAGATAGTCAGGTAAAAACATTACATAGGATGTTTGATAGATATAAGCAGTTGTATATGACTGGAAAAGCCGAGAAAAATACAGAGGCTCACAAAGACCCTAATGTATTTCCGCCAGCTACCTTGTTCTCTATGCGAAAAAAAATAGAGATTCCGAAAATAGATGAGGGATTTGAAAAAGTAATAACTATACAGGCCCCATCTGTTAAATGGGATGGTAGAAGATACAGAAATAAGGCGGTATTTTTCGATATAGACGGAACTTTGCGACATACGGAACATCTTAAGCATAAATATCCTATAATTCCAGAAGAAGTAGAACCAATAAAATTTATACCTCTGGAAGAACAGAGGAAAAAATTGAAAGCTCTTCAAAAAAATAAATATAAACTACTTGGAATAAGTAATCAGTCGGGTATTTCAAAGGGAGTTGTTAGCGAAAATCAGGTCATCGAATGTATGAATAAGACTCGTGAAATGTTAGGGTTGACTGAAAAAGAGTTTGCTATTTCTTATTGTCCACATAGCGCCTTTCCATTAAGTTGTTATTGTAGAAAACCTCAGGTAGGCCAAGTGATCAACTTTGTAGAAACTCTAAAATTAAATCCCTCGAAATGCATCTTCGTAGGAGATAGAAAGACAGATGAAACTACTGCGAATAGAATGGGGATGCTATTTATTACTGCAGAAGACTTTTGGAAAAATGGTTGAATTAGAATTAGAATTAGAATTAGAATTAGAATTAGAATTATAAATGCGTATTATATATAGATATACAAATATACAGATAATGGAATGGATATATTTATCAGTAATACATAGCATAATAGTTGCAGGATTAATTTTATTTTTGCGTTATGATGATACTCCGAGCAATGTATTTCCTATCATAACAAACATAATTGTGGGAATATTGAGTATATTATATATATTATCATTTAACAAAATAAATTATATTTCTGGAGAAATTAGTAAACCAAAGTATTACCTCTATTCTATAGTACTATTTTTTGTAATACTACTCGGATATTATATCATAAAAACATGTCCAAATCCAGCATACTTTAGGGTATTTGTAGCTCTCGAAATAATATTTATATTATTATTTGTTATCTATTATGAAAAAAATATTAAACTATCATACCGAAGCATCATTGGTATAATGCTCGGATGTATATCCATTATATTGATATCAATAGACACTGTAGATGAAAAAAAAAGTAAAAAATAATATATACTATATACTATATACTATACACTATATACTATATACTATACACTATATACTATATACTATACACTATATACTCTACATCACGCAGCTATGCACAGCTATCTCGGGTGTTAATCGTAATAAGGAATAGCAGCCGTTTGCATGAGTTTATGATTATACGTTGCTCCATCGAGAGTTTTTGAGCAATTGATATTGCTCAATTCAGAATCCTTCCTAATTCTTACACGGATCGGAAGAACATATCTAACAGTATTTTCTGCATATTTAAAGTCGGTATTTACAGAAGCTGAATAAGCAGCATTACCATATCCTACTCTTGCTGCTGTACTTTCGACGCGTTGCATATTATTAGAAGGTTCTGCTTGCATACCTCTTGTAATACCTCGAGAAGCTCCGCCTGTAGCACTGCGCGTAGCACTGCGTGTAGCACTGCGTGTAGCACTGCGAGTTACAACTTCATCATCGCTATCGTATGAATTATAAGTAGATACAGGAGGCTTCTTCCTACTAAGAACCATAAAGGTCAGATAGAATACACCGGTAGCACTTGATGTTTTTTCCATACCAAGCCTAATATCTTCTTCAGTCAATTCATAAGAAGGGGCAATTACCTTTGAAGTAGTTAGTTGAAAACTTGCTTTCAAGTTCTGATCATAGTCATACTTGCAATATTCATTTGTTTTTGAAATAGGGATTGCACAGACTACACCATCCCTCTTATAATTCTCGGGATTGTATTGTGATTCCAAGCTATACACTGGTTCTACTGTATCAATTGCAAATCCCAAACTGAATTCTTCATCCACAGCTCCCTTTTTATAAATATCCGGATTTTCAATTCGAAATACAATAGGGCCTTCCTCGGCAACAACAACATACCCTTCCTTATCTCCCAATTGGAATACTTCGATCGGGTATTTTTCCGTAAAGTTTGTGCGGTCTTGCTTGTTTGCATAGATAGCCACATCCTTTCCTTTACCGATGCTAACAGTACAACTTACATTAGTGTAATTAGTAGAATACGTGACTGGAATCGAATCTACGACATTTTTGAAGACAGGGGCATTATCGTTAGTAGAAGCAGACATTCTAAGAATTCGGATATCGGATACTATATAATCATAAGACCCTAATCAATTTTTATATTTTTTATATAAAAAAAAGAGCAAATATATTATTAATATAATGCCGCATAAGTATAAAATAATATTAAAAGACTCTAATAACTTAATAGCCGAATGTATCTATAGCAAAATCAAAGATATTAAGCATGAAGATAGAATATATTTAATTAATAATACTAACAAATATATATTAGACCATATTCTGCTTCCAATATATGAAAAAAATAATATTGAAGATATTATATATAATTACGGAATTCAGAGTGCCATACAGCACTATATATTAAATAAAAGATATTACAATAATATCATTGAACTGGTAGATAACGACGAAAATAAAATATATATAGGAATCGCCTATTATATATTAACAGAATGCTTCGACTACATAATAGATATAGATATATAGATATATAGATATATAGATATATAGATATATAGATATATAGATATATAAAGAGTATAATACCGTACTACAACTGATGACCTACTGTTTCCATTTCTTTCCGCAGATTAGACATTCCATGAATAAAGTGGATGCTTCATCTCCTGACCTCGTTTGCAATTCATAATAACTGACCTTTTTACTTTTACATCTCATGCAAGTAATCATATCAGACATAGCTACAATATTAAATTCATAGGCCTCTTTAATACGCAAATTATTTTTATCAATAATACTTTTCCATCTTTCAGGGAATATATTGTGACTCTGCATATACGGAAGCATATGTGGGTTAAATTCCTTGTATTCAACCATTCTTTTCAACAGCTCTGTATTTCCTACATAGCTATCTGATTTGAGATTGGAGTAGATGCTTCGAGCAATATTAATATACGTATCAATGAACAAGAGACATTTCCATGATAACTGGATCTTGTTAGAAATAGAGTAGTCTATAGTGCAATTGAAAACACCTATCTCCAAGTCAGTAGCTTCTAATGTAGAAATATGCAGAGTATTTTGCAATAGATTACAAAAATCTTCACGAACCTTATGTTTATTATATAAATTCGTTTGTTCATCAGGAATGTTCGTATCTTTATTTGAGTATTTTTCGATTTCTTCCTTTAAATCATATAGTTTATATTCTATACTCATAATTACCTTAAAATATATTTATATAGTTCTATCAATTTTTTATATATAAATCCTAAAAAAATGATATATACATTATAGATATATATATCTATATAATAATGTATACGCATATAGATATCGGAAAATATATATCAAAAGATGAAAATATTAATACGATAGAACTGTACATAATAAATAGCAAGACAGAAAACACTATTAATGTTATGATAAGCGACCGGATAGATAAAATGGTCGATAATATCTATAAGAAAAGTCGTACTGAAAAATACAAATCATATTTTAATAAAGAAAGAGTATATACTTATGAATTATCAAATGATAATCAATATGTGTATACCAAGATTAAAAAAGAGTTGGATATTATAGATAATATTCTGGTTATCTCTTCAAAGCAAGATAAGCAACCCAACTATACATTCCCTTGCACAAACGATATTGATAATATTTGCGAATATACTATTAAAGAGTATAAGATATCTAATCGACTATCGATTATTATTAGATATGATCTCGATAGCAATAGCGAAGAAACTATCAAAACCTTGTATGTCGAATATAAACATTCGCAAAACGTGGATACCGACAAAATTAACGAGCAAATCAATAGAATATTTGCAAAATTATTTAGCGACTAAAGCATGCTGCTAAAAAATAAAAATTGATATAACGCAATAATATATATTATTATTGAGATGGAGTATTATTCTTTCGTTGATTTTGCTAATATTTTAAACGCTGATAATACAGTAAAGGACACGAGCTCTTTAATCTATAATATTAAAGAATTGTACGATGGATATACAAAGTATCTTATGGTATGCAAATGTGACCTTGATGATATTAAAAGGAAGAGAATGCAGTCTGTTATTAGTAACTATATTGATTTTTATGGAGATAATAAAGCTTATAATAGAAAAAGTTTAGAGAACGAATATTATAATTGTGTAACAGATCCCTTCAATAAAGCATTAGATCCTCCTAAAAGCTTCTTTACAAGAGCCCGCCGAGATTATCTTAGCTATGAACTTAGTGAAAAAATTGAAAATGAAAATTGTGATATCAACAGTCATTATACTAATATTAATAAAAAATATGAATATTATCACAATCTTCAAACAAAGAAGGAATTAAATGACGATGATAATGATATTATCTATTTGGATGAAGATATTGATGACGAAGAAATTATGTCGCATAATTATGATAGCGACGAGTATTACGACTATGACGCAATTACCGAAGAGGACAGCGACTACTATTCAGACGAGATGTAGTAAGAATATACCGATATACCGATATGCAGATATACAGATATAGTTGATATAGCGATATCATATTTTTTTATTTTTAGTGAAGAAGTAATAAATAATATGTTCAAAAAATATAATAATTGTAAAAAAATGACTACGATAGTGTATTATATATATTGTCGGAAAACAAATATGTTTCCTCGTGATATCAAAGATATCCAGTGTAAAACTGTAGAAATTTACAATGCGTCTAAAAAAGACAATTATGATATTAAATGTCTTGATAGTATTAAGGACAACGAAGAATATCTCAAACAAGTTTGTAATGATATAAATATCATAAATGATGCATGGATGGAAATGGAATATGTATTGTATAACCAGAGGTATTATATTACCTTTGCAAATAATTACGGTGAAAAACATATGCTCGAAGAAAGCAATTATATAATGTTTTATTTAGGAAATTATTATGTTGATACTATAGATGGTAATAAAACTCGCGATTGGATTTATGAATCTGAACTATGTATATTGATAGAAAATTTAGAAAAAAAGCAGAAGAAAATTAAAAAAATTATCAATGAAAAAAAAGTGTTAGTAGGATTAGAATTGGCTTTTGTAAAAAGATAGATATCTATTATATATATTGATTTATATTTTTTATTTCAAAATAAAAATTGATATTAAACAATACTTCTATATTATTAAGATATTAAGATGATTAAACAGATATATGTAGGTGCGCATATAAAACGTGATGATCGTGGTATTATTGAGACTATGAATAATATCAAAAATAACGGGGGAAATGCTTTACAAATATTCGTATCTAATCCGCGAAGCAATACAATTACAAATATGGAAAGTTATATCAAGATAGCTCCATCTATACAAAAATATTTAAAGGAAGAAAAGTTCAAGCTAATAATACATGCTCCGTATACTATAAATATAGCAAAGGATGCTATGGAATGCAAGAGAACCATGTTACTTGAAGATTGTTATTGGATTAAACTGCTATTAAATCAGTTAATAATTGCAGATATGATGAGTGCCGTCGGTGTTGTATTGCATGTGGGAAAATATGTTGGTTCAACTCCAGAAAAAGGATTAGAAAATATGAAAATAGCTATCGATTATATAGTCAAGGAGATGGGAAATAAAAAAATGAAAACCAAATTAATTATTGAAACTCCCGCTGGGCAAGGTACTGAGTTACTAACAGATTTAAATGATTTCATAGACTTTTATAATGGCTTTTCAAAGGAACAGCAAAAATATTTAGGAATATGCTTTGATACTGCACATACATGGGCGTTGGGTTATGAATTGATAGAAGCATATAATATTCTATTTAAAAAAAATAGTAGCGATGTTATTGCTATTCATCTCAATAATAGCTTAGTTAAAAAGGGCGACTTAAAAGATCGTCATTCAGTAATGTTAGACGGACAAATACCTCTCGATGATATGAATAATTTTATACACAATCTAACGAAAAAAAAGATACCTCTTATAATCTTAGAAACTCCTTCAGAAGATTATAAAACAGAAATAAGCCATATCAACAATCTATTGCGATAATCGACTAATCGACAAGATTCTTTTTACATTCGTTTATTTTTTTTTGCATCTCGTTATCGTGCGAATCGCATATATCTCTTATACCTTCCCACTTACATTGAGATTCTGATATATTTTTAATAGTCTTTTCTTGAATTTTCCATAGTTCAATAAGTGTCTTTAGTACATCCTTATCGTTATTATTAAAAATTATTTCAATATCTTCGTAATTCATTCCATCAGGAGCTTGTTTAAAAACTTCGTCCATTTATATACTTACTGTAAATATTATTTTATGTTCTTATATGTTGTTATATGTTGTTATATATTCTTATATTTTTCAATTTTATTTTTTTTATAAATATATTCTGATAGTTCGTATGCTATTTTTTCATAAGGGTGTTCATCATAATAATTTCCAGAAACATCACTTATACTCGACGGCTTATCGCTTTTATAAAAGCATATTAGTATTTTATTAGTAGCCGTGTTTTTATAAAGTTTCTTGTTTATATCTGGGTTTGATCGTCTATATTTAATTTTTCTTATTAATTCCGAATCATTAGCAATCATATCCTCGGCAACCTCGATATATCCCATATTGATTATTATAGATTTGAATAAATCACTATTGTTGCGCTGGTATATGTGTATCTTTTCGTGTATTAATACTTTAATCAATTCGTCCTCATCGTTTATCAATACCTTGTCTGATAAAAATATTATGTTTTTCCGTGTATGCGGTAATCCGCTTTCATAACTCAGTTTGCCTCCGCTTTCGGTTTTAGAAAAAACCCATTTGATATTTGCAATTTCTTTGAAATTTATAAATTTTGCATATGCAATATCGTTTATATTATAGCTCTTTATATTACGTAGTAAATCATCTGCTATACTTGTGCAATTATTTAAAAGCTCAATGTCTTTATCGGTAAACGAAGTAGCAAGCGTCTGTATATCGGCTAAATATTTTTTAGTCGACGACGTATCTCTCGCATATAAATCATAAGCCGATAAACCCGATATATAGTAGTCATTGTCTTCTTTTAAAAACGCAGAAGTCTCGTCTGCAGACATGTAATAAATGTTACTGTTAGCATTAGTATTATCAAACGAATAATATATGATATAATAAATAATCAACGATATAAATATTATAAAAATTACAAATAATAGAAATAGCAGAAGATATTCGTACACCATATTTATATTAATATTATATTATAATTTTTCATATATCTTTAGATTATAGGGTCTCTTTCTTTTTATTTTTTTTCTTTTCCTTCTTATATGCTTTATTGAAACAGATTACCTGTTTGTCTGTGGCGTTTTTCTCGCTCTTAATAACATGATTCATATTCATATAATCGTCGGCACAATATATATCGCGGTGTAATTTTGAAACATTCGCTATTTTTTCAATGTTTTCTTCAATATTTTTAAACAGTTCTCTATTCTCTCTTACGGTATAATAAGATACATCGTTGTTTTTTATTATATAAAAGTATCTGGAATAATGCATTTCTTGTGTTTCTTCTTTTTGTTTTAAGGCATCTATTATTTTATTATATACAACAACTATCTTATCTGATTGCTTTGATATTTTACAGTACCCATATGAATTTATTGAGTTATAATATATATTATAATTACCTATATTTACAAATTTAGAATTTGATACCGAATTAGAAAAGTAATCAAATCCTGTTTTCTCTTCAATTATATCTGGTTTAGCCCCTCCTGTCCCACAAGTTATCTGTATAAGACTTTTGGAATTTTGCGTATTAGTTATCTTCATAATATTAAAATTATGTGTATCGGCGCACAAATATATAGAATTGTATTTTACTAACATATCATAGAGTGCTGCTAATATATCATCGCTCATCTCTTTATTTTTATTAAGTTGGTCTTTTTTATCGCTAAATAATGGTATGTGACCCATAACAAATAGCTGTTTTTTCGCAGGTTTTCCTTTAGTAGCTTTAGCGCCCATAGTACCCATAGTACCGTTATCGTATTCGCCGAGTTTTCTCTCAATTCTCTTGGCTACTCTATCTATATATTCTAAACTCAATATATTTGTATTTATTATCACGACAATATAAGCAGCTTCCTTATTATCGATAATCTCAATATGATCTCCTGAGTATAATTTTATTTCGTTCGTATTTTCATGTTTTTTTTCTAATTCTTGTGTATACTCTTCTTCCAATTGAGCCAATTGATTCAATTGCTCTAAACTCGGTGGTTTATCGTTATGTATAAATTGAATTGCAGGATATGTTAAAACATCTTCCTCGGTATAATCTATGTAATTTTTGTTATCTATAGGATTTGCCTTGATAGAATCGTTGATATTTTTTAAATAATATTTTTGCGTTTCAATCATACAGTTCTTTTTGATGCCTTTCTTTATTTCTGGGTCAACATCTTCCTGTTCATCTTCGGCTTCATCGTGATTACCTGCGCATATGTAAATATTCTTATTCATATTATATAATGTATAGTAACCCGAAATTAATATCGGAGTTAAATAATGTGTTATTTCAACGGGCTTACCGTCCTTTATTTCCTTTGTAATTATATTCTCTAAATCCGCACTATTATTAACTAATAAATTATACCAGTTGTCTCCGGCAATAAATACATTATCCGAGTCGGTTTCAATGGATTTAATACTTTGCAATACTATATCACGATATAAATATTTATATTTGCAATTAATATTATTCCAACATCCAAAAAATACGAAAGTATCAGGGTCTATAAAACTCATATATCGATGCTCTATTATTATACCTATAAAAATTTATAAATACAAACTATTAAATTTATTACATGATAGATGATTACTCTTTTTTTTACAATATGTATCATAGAATGTTTTAGAAGCACTGAACGGCAATGATATTTTAATAGAATCCGTGGGAACATATAACATCATATTAATCCACGAAACTATATCATTAATTGCTCGCTTTAAATTACGAACTCCATCCTCTGTTTCGATATCATTAATAATATGCTTTATTAAATCCTCTGTAAACAAAATATCCCCTTTATTCAAATTGTACTGCTTTAATATTTCGGGTATAATGTAATCTCTTGCTAATATTATCTTTTCTTCGATGTTGTACCCATTAACATTTATAACTATCATTCGGTCTCTTAAGATTGGATTGATCAAGGAATCATCGTTGTATGTGAATATAATCATCGATCTCGATATATCAAAATCTATTTCTTCAAAATACCTATCATTAAATTTATCATTCTGGACTGGATCTGTAATATGAATTAATGTATTGATAATTTCTTGACCTTTGTATGTATTAGAAACCTTATCTAATTCGTCGAATAATATAAGAGGATTCATAATTCCTGTCTTCATCAATGTCTCGCATATTTTTCCATAGGAAGACCCTTCGTATGTATAAGAATGTCCCTTGAGAAACGAAGAATCATCTGTACCGCTAAGAGATATAAATGCATTTGGGTAATTTAGAGCATTACAAATACCCTCTTTAATGAGTTTAGTTTTTCCGACTCCTGCACTACCTTGAATACCTATAATATATCCAGATGCTTTAGGAAAAGATATTAGTTGGGCTAAAATTCGTATTATTTGTTCTTTAGCATCTTTATGTCCAAATATTGTATCATCCATAAGTGTTCTGATATTATTTAGAAAACTACAAATCTTTTCGTGACCGTCCGTAATGCTAATAGGTATCTCATAGAATTTATTAAATGGTATATTATTTAATGATAATAACCATGAGCTCATTTTGTTATATTCCGAAGAATTGCTGCTCATTTTATTGAAATTTTCGATTTTGCTCACAATATTTTTTTTTGTATGCGTATTAATGCTTGAATTAAGTATCTTGAAACGAATAGGTACGTCAGTAACAATAGAACTACTATCTATCTGTTCTTCGATATTTACTAAATTCATTTTATCAGATTCTGGCAAAATATCAAAATACTTCTTCTCATCATTATTGTATCTGTTATAGAATTTATAGACTTTTTTATTTATAGGATGTTTTTTAAGATTTACCGAAGGTATGTTTCTAATATTTTTTTTAGGATTCAAAATAAGATATACCATATTACCATTTTTTTCATCATATTCATCTTGTAATTTATTAAAATTATTATAATTATTTATGATATTATTTACGACACCCACATCGTTTACTTCGTTTACTTCGTTTACTTTGCTCGCGTTGCTTTCATGAACTTTTCTTCCATACTCATCATAGATAGTGTTATCATATACAAGCTTCTTAGCTATCTCATCTATATCTTCTGTATCTTCT